TGTGTCGCTTGCCAGAATGTGCCCGATACGGGTTGTGTGACTGCCGAGCCGTCAACCTTCCAAGCTGTTGTGTTGGCTGTGTTGCCAGGCTGTACCGTCCAAGTTCCACTCTGCGTGACCGCTATGGTGTTGAGGAGCTTGTCGAGAATACCTTTTTGAAGTTGGATCACTGACCATGAAGTAGCACTTCCATCCGTCGCTTTGGTCTGCGTGGTCAAGCCGAGCGTGACATCATCGCCATCTTTCAACCCGATGCGCAAAGCCGATGACTTATAACCGCTTCCATCGGTATTGATGAGAATGCCTTCAAGCGATGTCAGATCACCATTGGCGGTTCCTGGCACGAAGCACTCACCAACCGGAAATTGATTCGCTCCTAATGTTGTCGTGCTTAACGGTGATACTCCGAATTGTGGCATTGGCTTACCCTGCCTGTTCTTGCTCTTTTTCTTCTGCTACTGGCGGTGCAGGCGGTACGAGCGTGTTCACAATGTCCTGCTTGACATAAGCCACGATGGCCGCTACTGTGCTATCCGTTATATTGTGGTTGTGCTCCTGTAGCGACTTTCCCAGGAAAGCACAACGGTCTTCCAATTGCTTTATTCGTTCCTCAAGTGCCGTGATCTGCTCACTTTTTGTTAGTTGCTTGCTCATTATTCCTCCTTCATTTGATGAAATGTAAGGCGATGCTGATGATCGTCGCCACGACTGTAAAGCCGACACCGGTTGCAAGCATACGCCCCTGTATATTCGAGATACTTTGTTCAAGCGTCTGTATGCGCTTCTCAAGCACGTCATGCGCGCTAGTATTCAGTTTGTTCTGCTCAAGTAATTGGATGCGCCGGTCATACTCGGCATGGACTGCATTGGCGGCATCCATCTTGCTGTCGATTTCGGAGCGCGTGACGAAGTGACTTGCCTGGCTGTTGAGTTGCGTGCGGAACTCATTCATGCTTTCGAGGCGTGCCATCACCGCCGCCGCTGCCAAATCCGTTGAGCGATCGATGGCAACAAAGCGATCTTCAAGCGCCTTGATGCGCGTATCGATATATTCCCTGAGCGAGACCTCCTCTTGCTTTGTCATCATCTTACATACCTGTCACTGCGCTAACTTGCCACCAGCTCGTCCCGTCATAAGCAAAAGTGATCGTATTGGTCTTGGACGCTGTTGTAACCGGTGTCCAGTTTGTTTTATAGGCTGCATTGAACGTTGTGACACGGCCGCCCGTTCCGTCCTGAATAAGAATAAAAGTGAGCGTATTGCCTGCTACATATGGCCCGTTGCCAGGTGCATTAATCGTGAGAGCGCCTGTCAGCGTCACCTCAACGACATTGCCGACAAACGGGTCTGGCGTGATGCTTGCCGCATAGGTGATTGTTTGGAAGCCTGCCTGGGAATTGATGCGCACGTCATTCCCTGCAAGGGAGGTTGAGCCGCTATCAATAGGCGTACTGATTGTTGCCCCGTTCACTGCTGTATGCGTGAGGCTGATACGATTGCCTGTACTGGTACTTCTTATGCGTAGCGCATGTGTCTGATAGCTGGTCGATCCGTTGGCTTTGCGCTCGAAGCAGACAAGCCCCTCAACAATGCAGCCGAACGAATTCCAGATATCAAGCGCTGGATACGTACCAGCACTTGCCGTTGAGTTGGAATCTGCAACACACCCGGTCATGCTACACGTATACGTCGTATCGATCTGGAAACCAATTCCGGTATTGTCCTGAGCTACGCAATTGGTCAAGATCACTCCACCAACGGTGTTCGATACCATGTGAAAGCCGGATGAGGTAGAGGTTTGGCCTGAATAAAAAGAGGTACAATTCACTAGATGCACTTCTGAGGCACCGAGATAAAAACCCTCTGAGCCAGAACTGCCCGCCTGACAACTTACCAGAAATGTATCAAAGCTAGGATTAAAACCATACCTACCTGAAGAATATGCTTGCACGTTGTAGAGCATCGTTGCGCTACGTCCGGTCGCGTTATAACCATCAGTCAGCGCATTCTTAATAAAGACGTTTTGGACCACCTGCTGCGTATCAAATTCGTCGTCATTGGTTGCCTGTGAGTTGAGCGGATAGGATGAGAAGAAGATGCCGTGTGAAGTTCCACTCTGATTAGCTTTGTTCCCGTCAAGCATCAGGTCAAGCACGCCACAGTGCTCGGCATTAGCAATAATGCCATCAGGGGAAACATAGTTCTTGATCAGGCTGTCATTTGAGCCATTCGCCAACTTGATTATCGTTGAGCGCATCCCCCCGCCCATGAGCCATACACGATTTTGGAGTGTGATCGGTGAAGTGGTATAGGTGCCAGGCGGAACAAGAACGATACCTCCACCAGCATTGCCCGCTGCCGTAGCTGCTGTATTGATATTGCCACCATAGGCATCATCATTAATGTTGTAGACCTTCATTGCCTTGCTCAATGAGCCATCGGCATTATGACCTACCTGCAAGAATTGGTTGAGCACCGTTCCCCAGGAATTCGTATCGCTCCCGATTGTTGGTAATCTCGTCATAATCGTCCTCCCTTATCCGAACACGAACGGCGTACCCCAGGTCACAATATCGGTAAAGCCCGCCTGGGCTGCATCCATACGTATCTTCAGGGCCGGTATCCCTGCAATGATGTTCAATGCGTTGGCCGCACTTACCAGAAAAGTCAGCGTGAACGCTGTTTGTGGTTGAAGTCCACCCGAAAACCCCACATATTGCTGATTATCGATGAGAACATTTTGACCAAGACTCCACCCAATCGCTGTCTGCACCCCACTATCCTCAAAGATAAGGGTTTTTGATAGGTTGTCGGGCGCCATAATGAACGCAACGGTTTGCGCGGTTAACGCTGTACTCAATCTGCTATACTCTTTCCATGAAACGATTTCTCTGGATTATTGCCGGTCTACTCGCCCTGGCCTTCATTGGCTATGGCCTCTACCTCTTTGCCTTGCTCTGTATGAGCAATCTTGGCCTCAACTAAACGCCTTCCATGATGGTATAACCGTTTGCAGCCACCGAACCGGACGCGGCGAACTGGACGGTATCGCATGGGTGGCGACACTCACCATCGTTGTAGCCGCCGATGGATGTGCCAGTCGATACGCCTCCACTTGCTGACGCGCTTGCAGGGAGCGACGTGCGAATATTGCAGCTTTGCGCAGATGCCGAAGAGAGAAACGACAAGGTTGGCGTTTGAGAGCTCCTTAGAAAAAATCCATAGGTGAATGCAACAGGCAACACCAGATTTTGCGTGCTGCCTGCTGTCTTGAAATTGTTATAGACGATGACAGCGTACTTATAGGTTCCCTGCAAAATTTGATAGCATGTCGCAGTTCCTGAGGTGCCACCATTGACAACAACGGCACCGGTACTGCCTTGCAATTGAAGGAGATCAGTCTCGATTCCGTTCAGGAACGCAGCTGCGATTCCTGGGCTGGAACCATTCAAAAATGGCCCGACTTGGACGTATCCTCCCATGTTATCCCCCTCTTTAAGTTCTGGTATAATCCAGCTGAAATTGAATTGACTCTGTGTTAATATGCGTATGGGCATATAATCCGCGAGCGAGCAGCGTTCCGCTATTCGCTGTTTTCGTTGCATTGCCCCCAAAGAAACCGATCTCGGCTATCGATACTCCCACCAGATCGCTCGGCGCAAGGTACATATTGATCAGTAATTCTCCGTCCGTTCCATTGGTATAGCTCGTGACCGCTTTGCGGAACACTTCGGCAAAGAGAGCGGTTTGACCTACCGCTGGCGCGGTACTATCCGTCCCTAGGGCCACATAGGTCACTTTATTATTTTGCGCCCCTGATGATGAATCCCTTTCCATATTCCTCCCCGCTGTCGTGATGGTAATTGCGCTCATTCATACCTCCTAGCAAGGAAACAATGTAGTCGACGGGAACAAAGTTGTTGAAGGTAAAGGACAGCTAAAAACGCTCACGTTCAATGTTGCTCCGAGCGTCACGCCGCCGCTAAAGGATTGCACAAGAGCGAGTGACTGCGATACTCCGACACTGATGTTAGTTGAGTTTTGCTGAGAGCCTAGTATGCTCTTAAAGAAATCCGTCCAATGAATATCATATGGCCCCTTGATTGCGTTGATCGTGAACCATATATTCAGTCCGTCTTGCTGATCGGAGGCTGAGACGGTCTCGATGAGCATACTGGTATTATTCAGTCCAAAATCAGGCAGGTTGACGGGAACGAGTTGGCCTGGTGCATAGCCAGTTTGCAGCATCGTGAATTGTGCTTGTATGCCTTGTTGGGCATAGCGCGTGAGGAGCTGCGAAGCCTTCGCATAGCCGCCTGAGAGGCTGGTGATCGTTGCATCCGTCTCGACATGCTCAATAATGCCAGTTGTCCCATCGATAGTTTTCTCGTAGCTGATCTGTGCATCATTTTGCGAGGTGACGACGGTAGGAAATTCCCCGATGTAGGTGACTGAGAGCGTCTGGCTGCTCGTCAGTTTCGTGCCACTGCTATCTTGTGAGATCGTCGGGTCGCCTGCATTCCAATAGAAATCTTTGCCAGTATCCACGCCTTTTATCCCGACTGACTTGGCAACACCATTGACTGAAATGGTCGGTGTATGGGCCAGATCATAGCTCATAGGCCAGGCTGTTGCATTGCCATCCCCTATGCGCGTCTCCGTTTGCATCTGTGTTTGGGATGTCCCACCAAGGATATATTGCGCGGTTCGATAGAGTGGATTTTGCCACTGAACACGAGGAGGATTATGGACTTGATCGATCTGCGTCCCGTCTATCGTGTTGCTATTAACGATATAGGTGTAAGGCACGAACCAGAGCTGTTTATTCTGATCGATGGCCCAGTAGAACGGAACGCCTGAGTCAGAGGCGGCGGTAGCGAGTGCGTCTAAGGCTTGCGCAACGGTGCAATAGGCAAAGGTGACGGTTGGGATGGTATCCGCTGGCGGGTCATTTATTGGATAGAGCGTTGTTGATGGGTAGAGCGTTGTTGATGGGTAGAGCGTTGCGAGCGGTGTCTCCGTCTCAACAATTGCGCCGAGGGTCACACCTTCCTGAGCTAAAACAGTATTGAGGATGCTCTGCGCAATCGTGGCGTGCGTCGTGTTGACATAACTTGCGGCAATGATGCGCTTATCCGCGAGAAAATGCTGATCTGCGCAGGTGATGGTATGCAGCAGAGATGGTTGAAAACCAGGCTTCTGTTCCTGTGGATTGGTGATATAGCCAGAGAAGACAAGCACATTGTTGCTATCGTAGATTGCGACTTGTTGATACTGCTGGAAATGCGTATTGGCATCGGAATACACCGTGAATGATGCCTGAGAACGGCGCCCAATGGAGCTATCAATTTGGAGTGAGCCAGCCACCACAAAAGCGGGGATGCTATTGACTCCATACATCCCCGAACCATATGTCCCCACGCCGTATGGCGTAGCAGCAATATAAGTGTTGTAGGGCATTAGAGCACACCTCCAACGCCGTAGCGAATGGACTGCACCAACTCAGGAAGGAGCACCTGCGCCACCCGATGACCCGCAATATTCACGTTGATTTGCACCGGCTGTTTGCTTGGCGAGGACATCATCTGGCTGACTTTATTTGCAGGTGTCACGGATGAGCCAGGTGGAAGATAGGTAATCACCTCGCCCGCATGGACATAGGCCAGGCCACCGCTAAAGTTCTCGATGCCAGAGGCAAAGCCAGGAATGTGCATGTTGTGCAGGGTGCCGCCGATATTGCTGAGCGTCTTGTTAATGATGCCTCCAAGATCATTGAAAATCCCCACAACGAAATCATAGGCTTGTTGGAATGGCTTAATAACGGCATCTTGCACCTTCTGTCCTTGCCCAAGGATGACTTGAATGATGAGCCTCAACCCGCCTGAAACGATGTCCTTCACCCCATTCCATATCCCGCCGAGCATGGTCAACAGATCATTCCAGGCTTGCTTCCAATTGCCAGACATGATATCCAATCCGATCTTGATTATTCCTGAAACAATCGCCCAGGCCACTTTGACCACGCCCACAATCACATCCCATACACCCTTGAGCACGCTTGCCAGGACGGGCCAGGTCGCATTCCATATTGCTTTGATGGTCGGCATGTTCTTATTGAGTCCATCAAAGAATCCATTCACGATGGGCATCACCCGATCTGATATCTCTTTGGCGAATTGCCCGATGGCGGCAACTGCCTGGTTGAAATAGGGCGTGAGGAATTTAATGGCATCTCCAAGATTTTTCGCGAGAATACCTGCCAGTTTGACAACAATAGGAGCGACCTTCTCAAAAATAGGAATAATATCAGCAATAAAGAGGCGGTATATCTGCTGGCCGGTGGCCCAGGCTTTTACCAACGCGGGAGCCAGATCATTGATGAGGATCTTCGCCAAACTGAGAAAGCTCGGCATGGCTTGCTTCAGAGCAGGCAGCATCTCCGCTTGAAACCACTGGCTGATTTGCTTGCCCCACTTCAAGGCAAATTGGAAGTCAGTTGATAACTCCTTGCCAATGATATCAGCCACCTGCTTGATACCAGGGTATGCCGATTGTATTGCTGGCCCGATCTGCTTAAATCCATTGGCGAGGGCTTGCGGATTGATGACGCTCAAATCTTTCTGTATCGTCATCATCGTGTCATGGAAGCTCTTCCCCAGATTTTTCAGGGAGTCGCCACTGCCGCTCAGAGAGGCAAATGGATTTTTGACGCCAAGGTCTGAGAACACACTTTTGATTATTTGCCCTACCTGTGTGGCTGTCCCCTTGACATCATTGAAGATACTCCCCAGATTGTCGAAGGCCGGCCCGATGTTATTCGAGACAAAGCCGACCAGTTTTATGAGTTGTGGTAAAAGCGCATCACCGATATTCTGCCGCACATCATCTAGGCGTTGATTCAGGATCGCCATCTGGCCCCCAAAGGTCTTGCCCGCCGCTTCAGCACTACCGCCAAACTCTTTCTGCAATTCCTTGAGAATGACACCCTGCGCACCCGCAATATTGTTGGTATCCATGAAGTGCTTGATCTGGTCTTTTTGTACCTGAGAGAAGGTCACACCGACACGGGAAAGCGCGGTTATGCCAGCTATCGGGTCGTTTAAGGCTTTGCCGAGCTGGATGGCGCTGGATTTGGTATCCTGGCCAAGTGCCTGAGACATATCAAGCGTGGCTCTGGTTGCGGCAGGAAAGATATTCTTCCCGATATTGGTGAAGGTCAGCAACATGTTTTCGCTGGACTGCACCGTGTCATCGCTGAATTTGGTGAGGTGCGAGAGGTTCCCTGCCAGGTCTGCAACCGCTTGGGCGGTCATCCCGCTGGCATCGTGCGTTGATTTAAGCACTTGATTGGTTTGTGCCATACCCGCCTGCGCGTTCTCTGACTCGGTGAAACAGGCTGAGAGCTGATCTTTGAGGAAGCCAACCGAGCTACCAACAGCCTGAAACACAAACTGGCCAGCAGCAAATGAGAGCGCATTGCCAAGCATGGACTTGAAGCCGCCTTGCGTCTTTTCAACGGCCCCGCTCATCTTGTCGAGCTCTGCTTTTCCTTGCGACACGCCTTCTGTTTTGACGACTGCTACAAGTTGCGCTGCTTGTATTGCCAATTTAGCTCCCTCCTCTCTTGCTGATGATCTTTTGTGCTTCATTTTCGGCTGAGATGCAGATAATTGCTTTATCCTGCCAGTAGATCGAGACCTCCATCAGTTCCCACGGCTTGCAGTTCAGGTACTTGGCCGCCTGAATGATCGGATACCAGTCTGGACACTCTCCCATGAGACCCTCTGTCGCAAGATAGCGCCTCAGTTCTCTTAGCTCTGAGGCGCTATCCGGTTTGGGCGAATATCCTCAAGAATCGCCTGCATGATTTGCAATTTATAGGCATAGCCCATATTTGCAAAACTCTCCGGTGCGACGGGGAGCATGGTCGTCTGTGCGTCATCTTCGTAGACATCCCAGGATTTGATAATTTTGGGCATCGTCTCATTGAATGCCTCGCTGCCGGCGTCAAGCTGCGCAACCGAGTTGTCTGTGACGGCGTTGGGATAATAGACAATCGTTAAGGTGTCTTCTCCGATTGGAATAGTGACTGAGGCGGTATTTGCCGCCATTTTGCTAAGGGTTATTGGCATAGTTGCCTTTCTTAAAGTGCCGTGAGTAGCGTCGTGATTAAGAATTTATGCGCATTCGCCCAGCCTGCATCTTCAACAATCTCAAAATCCCATTCCTCTGCGAACACCCCATCTTTATCGGAGAATGGACTCGGCTTGCTCACCTTCACCGCCATATCATGCTGGAAGGTGGCATAGGCCTGCGCTACGCTAGAGACGGTCGGCGTGCCACCTGTCAGCGCGACGTTCGTCACCCCGACTGCCGACATATCCGAGGCCAGTGCACCTGAGAAGGTGAATATGTACGGCCCGCCCGCACTGCCTGTCACGGTACAGTTTGAACCGACTGTGGAAAGTAGTTGGAATGCGGTATTCACCGTGGCGCTCGTCAAGCCAGCGCTATAGGTAATGAGCGCCGTGGTTTGACCCTTGTACGAAAGGGTGAATGTCCCGCCCGTGGCACCTCCGCCAATCGTGACGGTCTGCAAATTGTCGATAATAAACCCCTGGCCCTGTACCCGCAAGAACTGTGTCGAGCCTGCTTGCAGGTTGGTAAGCGGCGTCATGCCCGTAGCATCAGCTTCCATGAGCAGCTTGATCGTGCTAGTCGGATTGAGGTCAACATGCGCCGACCATCCGAGATTGGCACGATTGAATGGGAAAAACATTCCATACAAGTTTCCAAAGTTGAAATCAACGTTAAGCACTTTCAAGAGTTGCGTGGTGCCAAGTGCGCCAAAGGTCGGGTCAAGATAGTAGTTGAAATGCTTCCCTGCACTCGGTTGAATTGCCACCGCGGTGGGCGAGGATGTCATGGTGATAGCTCTTTGGAGTGCCTGAGCCAGCACCTTGCCGCCTATGGTAATGCCTGCCTTACGATCACCTTTGTAGCTGAGTTCGGAGATCAGGCCATAATTGACCTTGTGATTATAGATAGCATTACCAGAGGCATTATTTTCGCCTTGCTCAATCGTGTAGGTTTGCGGCTGCACACTTCCGGTCAATGGCGGAGTAAATACCCAATCTTTTGCCGTAGCTGATGCACCATGGGCCGTGATGACCGGAGCGCCACAAACCCCGGCCAGCGCGTAAACGATACCGTTATAATCCAATATGCCGGAAAGCGTCCCCTCCACCCACTCCGAGTTTTCAATCACAATTGAAGGATACTTGCGACCGGTGGCCGCAAAAGGCGCAACATCGGCCATTGGCCCAAAGACGATAGCAAAGCATTGCAAGAGCTTATTTGCGGCAACGTTCGTCCCTGGTGTCGTCTCAAGGCCGAATTGCAGAGTTTGGTTTATCGAGCTGCGCTCCGGAGTCCATGGCATAGCTTATACTCCTTGTAATTCTATATGGTAGAGTCCTCCGAGATGTGACCAGGGTTGACCGTTGATTAACTCCCCATAGGCTATTGTTTGTTCGCGGTAGCAACACAGCACGCCGCCCGATGACAGTCCCACGCTGCGCACGCTTTTGAATAAAGCGTCGATACGATCCGCTCCAGTAACGAGTGCTCCATAATTACCGCCTGCCCCACTTGGCCCAATCATTTTTATCTGCAAAAGGATATGTACAAACAAGCGAACGGCGTTCGCCGTGAGCGTATCTGTTCCTGCCTGTTGGCTCACCAATGCGAACGGTGCCACCGTATCCACCGGAGCATATTCTCGATACACCCCACCAACAGCCGCTGCCATCAAGGGTGCATCAGATTGCATCGTGGTGCTTACCCACTGAAACGCTTGCGCAACCTCACTCAATGCGGCAACCTGCTTTCAATGCTGGCTAATCTCGCTTCAAAGCCTGGTCGTGTCATCTCCACACCTGGCTCTACAAATGGACGGGCGGGCAGAAAGCGCGTTCCGTAATTCTGGAAAATCCAGTA